GCTTGTTTTGCCTTGTCCAGCCCGGCCTTGATTTCTTCGCCTGCCTTGGCGCCAGCCTTTCCGGATTCCTCGAGCTGCTCAGTCAATCCAAGCGCTGCGCCTTCCGCCTCAACGGCGGAGATCAGGGTTTCATCCCCGGTCTCTTTTACGGTCTTCGCGTAGGCGGCGTATGCGCGCTGAACGTCCTCTGCCGATGCGGTGCCACTGGCCTGGATGGTTTCGAATGCGGTTTTTGCGGTCTCCGCTGCCTTGATAAGTTCGGCCTGGCTGGTGGTGCCCAGGGTTCGATAGGCCGCCTCCAGCGCTGCCGATGACTGGACGGCGCTGTCCTGCTCCCGTTTTAATGCAACCAGGGCCTCGCCCAGCTCCTGAACCGAAGCGGTGCCTTTCGCTTTCAATTCGTCGTAGTTGGCCTGCAGGTCGGATACTTTTTGAGCCTGTTCCTCGGCAGCTACCGCGCCCTTATCGGCAGCGGCGCTGACTTCGTCCAGGGCGTCGGCGGCGCCCTTCGCGGCGAATGCCCAGAAGTTGTTGGCGACAGCAGCGTCGGCGGCAGCGTCCTTTTGCGCTTTGGTTTCTTTGGTGGCCTTTTTGGTTTCCTCTGCAACCACGCCCAGGTTCTTTCCCACCTGGGTCAGCGCGCCAACGGAATAATTCATCATTGCGTCGGCGGAAGCGTTAAGGGCGTTAACGTGATCGCTGGTCTTTTGCGCGAACTGGTCGGAAACAATGCCCACCTTGTTCAAAAGCTGGACGGCTCCGCTTGCCGCGAAACCAACAAGCGCCAGGCCCTTTGCTATCGTCGCCATTGCGCCGCCAACGACGAAGCCGATACCGTTGAATACCGTACTGATGACGTTTCCGGTAACTTGCAGGCCGGTCTTTATGCTCGCCAGGCTGTCGCCGAATTCTCGCAGGGCGGTACCGGCTTTTTCGGTCGCACTCTTAAAATCAAACGCCTTTATGAACTCCCGCGCCCGGTCGGTGATGTCGATAAACATCGCGCGGAAATCCTGCCCCAGCTTCTCGACGCCGCCGCTGCTCACAAAATCGGCAATGCCGGCCGCCAGCTCGTCCACGGCGTCCTTGGCGGGGCCTAGTACGTTGTCGCCGATCGCTCGCTTAAGGGTTCGCCATGCGCTGCCCAAACGCTCGAGGGCGCCTGGCAGGGTGTCGTCCATTGTGTCGGCCGCTTCCTGGGCCGCGCCGCCGGCTTTGCGTAGCTCCGCCTCAAGCTCTCGAAGGCTTCCGGTGCCCTGAGCCAAAAGGGCGCGAAGGGCCGGGCCTGCCTCCTGACCTACGGCATTGATTGCCGCCTGGCCATTGGCGCCCGCTCCCTCGAGCTGTTCCAGGGCGTCGCTGAAATCGTTTGTGCTGATTCCCAAGGCGTCCAGTTCGCCCCGGAACTTCGACGCGGGGTTCTGGAACTGGCTGAATATGCTGTTCAGTGCGGTGCCGGCTCGGCTTGCATCGATGCCGGCGTCTGCCAGTTTGCCGACCAGGGCGGCGGTCTGCTCAACGTCCAGGCCCAGGGCCCGGGCGGTGGGTGCGGCGTAGCTCAGGGCTTGCCCCAGGCCGGTGACGTTGGTGTTGGCGCGCTGGGCTGCCCGGGTCAGGACGTCTGCATACCGGCCGGATTCCTGGAAGCTCTCGCCGAATCCCTGGATGGACTGGGTCACCAGGCTCGCGGCTTCCGCCAGTTCGATGCTGTTGCCTCGGGCCAGGGCGAGCACTTCCGGCAGCGCTGCCAGGCTTTCGTTTGTATCGAGGCCCGCTCTGGCGAGGGTTTCCAATGCGGCGGCCGCCTGGCTGGCGTTGAACGTGGTATCGGCGCCCATCTCGGTCGCGGCGGCTTTCAGCCGGTCCATATCCTCGGTGGTTGCTTGGCTGACGGCTTTGACTCGGGCCAGCGCTTCCTCGAATTCGGCGCTCTCTCGGACGGCTCCGGTGAAGAATCCGGTAATCGCGCGCAGCGACAGGTACGTCGCCGCCAGGGCGCCGATGGCGACAACAGCCCGCTTGATGCTGTTGCCGAGTTTATTGGTCGAACTTTCCGCGCCGCCGATGCTGCCGCGCAGCCTTCGGAAGCCGTCGCCGGTGGCGTCCCGCGCGCGAATTACTACGTTAAGAACGGAGTCTTTTAGAGCCATTCGGCGCCTACTTGGTCGGGGGGAATGGGGGGCCGGTTATCCCGCCGGCCGTCGGTGGCTGGTTTATAGTTCCTGGATCACTTTCATGTACTTCGATACGCCGTCGCCTGCGATCGCGGCGTCGGACAGGGCGTTGAAGCCGGTGTCCATCTCTGCGAAATCGTCGCCAATGAAGCTCAGGCCCTGAGCGGGTGAGAATTTCACGCGGTGGATGCTGATGTTCACAGCCTTGCCGCTCTGCGCTTCGTTCAGGCCGTTAAAGACCATCTTGAATTCCTGCCCAGCCGCGACCAGCGCCTGCATGATTTCCTGCTTGGCTTTGGTGTAAGTTGCCAGGATCCCGGTGGCGCCGATGTTCGTGCCGTCCAGGATCTTGATGCCGGTACGGGTGACGTCGTAGTCGACGCCGGCGGTCAGCGGTGCGCTAAGCTCTGCGTCGGTGACGCTCAGGGTTTCGCCCAGGTCTGGCAGAAACTCGAAGGGCACCAGCTCGTTCAGTACGCCGATGGCGGGCTGGGCTTCGTCGGTGACAACGGTGCCTCCAAGCACTTGCTCAACGGCGCCGCGCAAGGCCAGGGCCAGGTTGTCCGCGCTGATGTCCAGGTGCTTAATGTTGCCGGTAAACTGCGTGATCCGGGTCAGGCTGTTCGCTTCGCCGCCGCCCGGGCTGGTGAAGTCCAGGGCCGACTTGCTGTCTTCCTCGAATGACACGGTCAGCTCGCTGCAGTTGCCAACGGGCAGAAGGGCGGTGGTGCCGCCGCGTACTTTTAGGTGGATCTCGCCCTTGCCGATAAACGTCCGATCGATAATGCTCATGGTGCTTTCCTCGTTAGTTTGCTGCTTTGATGCGCTGTTGCCAGCGGACGCCCCAGAAGGCGACGCCGGTGGATGCGTCCAGGTCGCCTGAGTACAGGTTCTGTGCGCTGATGGTTTTCGGGTCCGCCGGCATTAGCCGATCGTCACCAAACTGGTTGAAGCTGAGCCATTCCAGCGCTTCGGAAACCGTGGCCAGGGCAGCAGCGTTGCGCTTGTTGTCCCGTCTGTCGGTGGCGATAACGAACAGGCCGATGGTGGCCATGGCTGCCCGGGCGCCGGTTCCGGATACCTGTACTTCGGTGACGTCCAGCAGGGCGATCCGCATCGCTACGCGCCCCACATGGAATCGGCGCAGCTCGTCTTCGGTGAACTCGCCCGGGTGGCTTTCGATGTCTCCGATCTCCGGGCCAAACTGCGCCCGGGCGGCCTCAACGATCGCGGCCAGGGCGTTGTCCAGGTTGATCATTTACTTTCTGCCCACTTGTCGATGCTTTCGTTTATTTTCTTGAGCTGCCGGGCCGCCAGGCCAATGAAGGGGCGGGCCGGGATGGTGACTTTCTTCGCAAAAACGAACCGGCCGCCGATCTTGAAGCGCAGCAGCTTGCCGTTCTTCGGCCTAATGACGGCGCCGAATTGGTGCGTGGGTCCGTACTTCACGTTGGTGCCGATCACCACTTCGTCGTCGCTTGCCTGGTAGTCGATGCTGCGCATAAGCCGTCCGGTCTTTCGCAGGGGTTGCCCGCTCCGGCTTTTCAGCGGTGCCCACGTTTCGCCCTGGGGGCTCTGGCCTCGCCTGAAGTTCATCTGGGTGTCGGTCTTCATGACTCTGCCGATCCGGGCCATTAGTGCCCGGGTCTCGGTGAATCCTGCTAACCGTTCCTGTAGCTGCTTGACAGCGACGGGGTCCAGCGTGACGTTCGTTTGTGCCATCAGTAGCCCTCCAGGGTCTTGTGGCTCATGGTGCGGTCGCTGACGCCCTTGCTGGCTGCGTACCGGAACGGTTGGGCGTCGCTGGGGGAGGTCAGCCCAAGACTGGCCCGGCCGGTGGCTACATCGCGCAGAAACCGGACGGCGGCTTCGTAGCGTTTGACCGCCTCGTCCAGGGGCCGGTCGTCCATCATCCGGTACCGGGCGATATCCGCGCAGAGGGTCTTGATCCCGGCGGAGGCGCTAATCAGTGGCACGGTGTAGCGCACTGCCAGGTAGCCGTCGATCTCCGCCTCGGCGTCGGTGATGGCCTGGTCGATAACGGCCGCGTCTGCAACGCCGTCCCGGTCCCGATCTGCGAGGGCGATCAGCTCGTCACTGCCGAACCGGTCCGCCAGCTCTGCCTGCGTGATGTAGGGCATGGCTTAAGCCTTCGTCTTTTTTGAAGCCGGCACTTTAGCCGGTGCCTCGCTGTTGTCCTGGGCTTTCTCATCGGTGGCTGCCTCGCCTTCCAGGACGTCCAGCTCTGCGGCCAGCTTGGCATCGTCGGCGCTCATCTCTTGCTCGCCTGGTGCCCGAAGTTTGCCGCCAATAACCGCGCCTTGTTTGAGGGTCACTTTCATGGTGCTGTTCCTTCTGTGGGGATGGAGGCGGGCCCGCTCTCAGTCAGGCCCGCGCCCAATGGCTCCGAGGCTTATGAGCTCAGCACGTTCTCGAAGAAGTAGGCGCAATCCGTCGCCATAATGATTTCCTTCACGCTCTCGCCGACGCGCAATTGTCGGCCGCCGCGCATGCCGACGTTCTGGTCGTACCAGTCGCCCGCCATCCGGCTGCCCCAGGTGGCCGTCAGACCGAAGGTGACATCCCGATCCGGGCGCGCTTGCGGGTTGCGGTAGATCAGGCTCGCGTGGTTGCCCCAGACGTTCATGATCTGTACCGGCTGGCCGGGCTTGGCGATGTTGATCCGCCCCTGGCCTACCACGATATCGTCCAGGCCAAACAGGCCGGCGATAAAGTCCAGCGGTACCATGCCGGTGTCGCCCAGGCTGCCGTTATACGCCTTGATGAAGTTCGGGTTCTGGCGCAGCTTGGTCGCTACCTTCTGGCCAAGGACCAGAACGTTCGGGCGCATCATCGGAACGTCCAGCGCGTCGCCAATAACCGGGATCGGGTCGACAGGGGT